TGTATTTGAATAATAACAGGAGGTAAACAGATGTTAATTAATGAAGTATTAGACAGTAAGTCTATCGCATTATCAGCAACAGAAAACGCTAGTAATCAGATACCTTATCTTGGTTTACAGTGGTTTCCGGAAAGAAAGAAACAGGGGCTTGATTTAAGCTGGATTAAGACACATAAAGGACTTCCAGTTTCGCTTGCACCATCTAACTTTGACACAATTCCAACACTTAGAGCTAGAGAGGGATTAAGCAAGGAAAAAACACAGATGGCATTTTTCCGTGAGGGAATGACAGTTGGCGAAGAGGAAATGCTTGAAATTGAGCGTATTCAATCAGCAGACGACCCTTACCTTGCAAGTGCTTTGTCAAGTGTATATGACGATACTAACAATCTTGTAAGTGGCGCAGAGGTTGTTCCAGAGCGTATGAGAATGTCACTTCTTTCTACAAATGCAGGTCATCCGGTAATTGCTATTGTAAGTGATGGCGTTCAGTATGCTTACGATTATGACAAGGATGGTTCATACGCAAAAGACCATTACGCAAAGTTATCTGGCACAAGTATGTGGAGCGATACGGCTAATTCAAAGCCACTTACAGACCTTAACAATGCAAGAAAGAAGTTACAGAAGCAGGGCAAGATTGCCAGATATGTGCTTATGAACAGCAATACATTCCAGTACTTGCTTGACAATGCACAGATAAGAAACTCAATCCTTGCACAGAATCTTACAGCAACCATTGAGGTTGATGATGATACTGTTGTTTCAGTAGTACAGAAGAGAACAAAGCTCACTATCGTACTTTACGACAAGATGTACATTGATGATGATGGCAAGGAGCAGTACTTTTACCCGGATAACAAGGTTACGCTTCTTCCAGAAGGCAGCCTTGGCAGCACTTGGTTCGGCACTACACCAGAAGAAAGAACTGCAAGACAGGTAGCTGATGTTGATGTAACAACATATGGTGTAGGTATCACAGTCGCTACAAAGACAGAGTATGGACCACCTATGAAGATGTCAACATTTGCATCCGAGGTTGTTCTTCCGTCATACGAGAATATGGATAGCACATTCGTATATGAGGTTCATAGCGAAGAGTAGGGGGTGCAACTATGAAATATCCATATATAGTGATTCATAACGGAAAATGGTATAACGCAGGCGAAGAGGTTCCAGAAAATAACAATTCTGGGGCTTCTTTTGATTATAGTAAGACAACTATTAAACGTATGCCAACAGCGGACTTGCAGACACTTGCCTTAGAACAAGGTATTGAGAACGCAATGGAGCTTACAGGAGCAGAGCTTAAAGAACTGTTAATTGAGAAATTAGGATTATAGGAGCTAAATTATGGAATACACCACATTAGAACAAGTTAAAATCAGACTTAAACAATTTCATATTGATACAGTCACAAATGATGATGATACAACATCTGATGTGGTAGTGTTTGATAACAAAGAAGATAGTCCAATAATCGAACAGCTTATTAAACAGGCTACAGAAGATGTAAAGGCAAGAAGAAATTACCCCGACAGCTACACAGATGAAATGATAACCGAGGACTTGAAGAAATTTGAGAGTGTTATTGTTAATCTGGCTGTCTATGATCATTCACAAGCAGGTGAAGCATTTATGGCAAGCTACAATGAGAATGGTGTCAACAGAACTTGGAGAGATAGAGACAGCTTATTTGTCGGGGTATTTCCATTTGCCAAAGTATTATAACGCCTATAGGGCATTACAGAATATTAAAGAAGATTGTGCGTTACCATTTTGCTGATGTCGGCAATATGGTAGCAGGCGGCACACATTAAGGGTGGTGGGCGGTGTGCCATTATTAATTATGAAAGGCGGTATATCAATGCCAATAGCAGTAATTATAAGCATTATTTCAGTTGCTTTTTCCGTCTTTTTCGGACTGTTTACGTTGGGATTTAATCTTAAGAACAACAAAAAGTCTGACAATGCAGAACTTACAGAGCGTGTAAAAGAAAATACACGCATAAATATGAAACTTGACACAATATCAAGCAATACAACAGAGATAAAGAATGAAGTTACAGAAATGAGAAAAGAACTTAATTCTCACGATAACAGGATTATTAAGGTTGAGGAAAGTGTAAAGTCGGCACACCACCGAATAGACGGATTGGAAGCACGACTTAATGAAGATAAGGAGGTATAGCAGAATGGATATAACATCGGTAACAACAGTTGTAGCAATCGTTGTAATAACATATCTGATAGGCTTAGGAGCTAAGGCAATTCCACACATTAAGGATAATTACATTCCTATAATTGTAGGCGTTGCAGGCGGTATCTTAGGCATTATAGGTATGTATGTAATACCTGACTTTCCGGCAAATGATATTCTTAATGCAATCGCAGTAGGAATTGTGTCCGGATTATCAAGCACAGGTGTTAATCAGATTTATAAGCAGGTAAAGAACAATGCTTGACATTAATAAGCAGGCTATGAAGTATTCACTTCAAGGGCAGACAGTAACTATTTACGAAAGAGATGACGACGGCAATATCATTTATGAGGGATATACCGACACAGAGGGTAACTTTATTCCTTATCTTGATGATGAGGGAAATAAAATTCCCAAAGTCCTTGAAGAAAAAACAGGTTTTTCAGAGCCAGTCGATTTCAAGGCAAATATAGCTTTCAGTGGCGGAGAAGCACAAAGTAAGGAATACGGCTTTGATACTGCTGATTTTGACGCTATTTTACTGACAGATAGGAATACACTACCTGTTCAAAAAGGAGACCTCATATGGCTTGATAGCAAGCCTACATACACATCTGATGGACTTGTTGATGAAACATCAGCAGACTTCACGATTGTAGGCATTAAGCCAGCATTATATTCAACTAAGTATATGCTTAAAGCAGTTGTAAAGTAGGTGCATCTATGGCAAGACATACAATTAATATATCATTGTCTGAAAAGTCCGTAAATGAAGCTATCAGGCAGCTACAACAGTATAAGAACTGGCTTATCAAAAAGACTTTACAGCTTGTCAAAGAGCTTGCAGAAGTTGGAATACCTGTTATAGATGAAAATATGGCAAAAGCAAGTTATACATATGATGAGAAAGGTGTTCGTAGCGGTTCAGATACAAGCCATCACAGTTATGTTGAGATAAAATCTGTTAGAGAATATGCCGAAGCAAAATTAATTGTAGAGGGCAAAGAACTTATGTTTATAGAGTTCGGAGCTGGTGTATTCTACAATGGAGCGGCTGGAAGTAGTCCACACGACAAAGGTGTTGTTAATGGTATGGTTATAGGCTCATACGGCGAACATCACGGCATACAAAAAGTGTGGGGTTACTATGACGATGACGGAACCTTAGTTCTTACACACGGCGTAGAAGCGCAAATGCCTGTTTATAAGGCTGATATGGAAATCATACAGAAATATGTTGAGGTAGCAAGGAGGGTGTTTAGTTAATGGCAAATGCAAACGATTGGGCGATAGACCTTGAAAATACAGTCACAGCACTTGTCAAGGCTAAAACCCTAACGCAACTAAAGAAAACATATCCAAAGATAGTCATAACCAATGAGGGGGAAAGCAGCGGTCAAGCAGTATTCCCAACAGTATACATTCATTTACTGCCAGCAGTTGAGCAAGGGCAAACACTTGACGGGCAGACGATTAACGCATTGTTAGCGACATTTCAAGTAGATGTTACCACTAACACAAGTAAGTCTGATTGTCGCAAGGTTATGGCAGTAATTACAGACACATTTAAGACAATGAGATTTCAGGGCAATGCAATGCCAGAGTTCTCAATCAGTAATAAAGTACATAAGAGTACCGCACGATTTAGGCGGTTAATCGGAGCAAATGACAGATTATTGTAACAAAGAGCAGAAATGCTCTTATTTTTTTGCAAATTTTTAGGAGGTAAGAAGATATGGCAGATACAGTAGCAGGATTAAGCGCACTGGGAATCACGTTTAGTTATGGTGTTGAAACTACAGCAGGTACTAAACCAACAGCGTTTAAACTTCTTCATAGAATCAATTCTATTGATGAGATTACAGTAACCCCAGAGGCTATAGATGCATCAGCACTTGAAGATTTACAGACAAGAAACATTGCAGGTAGAGATACAGTTACAGATACAGTTGCGGTAACAGTTAATAAGACGGAAGCTACAATCAAAGAGTGGAAAGACCTTATTACAGAATATAAGGCTTTAACTGATGGAAAGAGAATGTGGTTTCAAGAGATTACTCCGGGTATATCAGATGCGGAGTTCTTTGTTGCACAGCCGCCTTCAAAGTTGCCAATTACAGGCAAGGAGCAAAATTCACTTCTTACAATGGCTATCAACCTTATTATTGAGGATATGGTAGGAACAGATACAGCAGTAACCCCAACATCGGGGGAATGATAAGCCAATCGATTGAATCAAAGGCTGTGTCGATTGGTGGCACAAACGCCAAAACAGCCGACTATACATCATATCTCGATGATGTAACAGAATAATTATTTCAAAAGGTAGGTGCGGTGTAAAATCCGCACCTTTCCCTATGTGGTGATAGGGTGGGAAAGGGTAAAAATTATGATGAATATTAATGCGAACGGAAATGAATACAAAGTAGAGTTCTCTTTTGGTGCAGCAGAGTGCAAGGAAATAGTACAGAAAATGTTTTCTGTCGTTAATGGTTCTTATTTACTTGCACAGACAGATAAGAATGTTGCACAGGCTTCTTTTGATGGATTAGCAAATATGACAGCAGATGTGCCAGAAATTTGCATTTTAGCCATTTATGCAGGCTGTATTGACAATAACCCTGTAACTATGGACGAAGCAAAGAAACTCACTAGGGCATATATTACAGAGAAGAGAAAGACAGATAAGAGTTACGGATATAGAACATTGTTTGAAGAAATCAAGAAAGCGATGGAAGATGATGGTTTTTTCGAGCTGAGCGGAATAACAGCGATGTTAGAGGAAATGGCGAACAATGTGGAAGAAGCAGCACAGGAACAGAAGAAACCGACAGTAGTTCCATAAGACCACAAGAAAAAGCAGACTTCCACAAAATAATCTGGGAAGAATACTTTGTTTTAGCCAGTTCACTAGGCGTTAGTTATTCAGACTTTCTTAAAATGACACCTAAAAAGCTATGGGCTGTTGTAGAGGGTAAGAAACTTGAAAGGCAACGAATGGATTCAGATATATGGCTTGCGATAGGTAGTTACATACTCCCAGCAATCAAGATAGGTGTTAGAAGTGGTGCTTGGGGTAAAGGCGAGCTTGAATACCCAGACAAGCCTATTTATAGAGATATTAACAAAAAAGAGAACAGCAAAGATGAAATACAAAGAAAGAGAGAAGAGTTTGTTTTGAATATGAAAATACGAAAAGCAAACTGGGATTTAACACACCCTAAAAATGATAAGCCGGAGGTATAAGCGTGGAATTAGATTCATTAGAAGTCAAAATTACCGGTACTGCCACTAAAGCTATCAATTCTGTTGACAAACTGATAAATCAGCTTACAAGGCTGTCAACATCACTTGCAACTGTGAATGGCTCATCACTAAGCGGTCTTGCGAGTGGTGTTAATCAGTTAGGTTCTGCTATGCAGAATATGAACGCAGGAACAGCGGATTTTACAAGGCTTGCCAAAAATATCACAAAGATAGGTTCTGTTGATTCAGTTGCACTAACTAACACAGCTACATCACTTCAAGCTGTCACAAAGGCAGTTGCAAGCATATCAGCTATTCCGCAAAATGCAACACAGGTCACAGAATTTGCAAAGTCACTTGGTAAGCTAGGCAGTAAGAGTATAGAAAACGCCGTTGTAAACATTCCGAAGCTAGGCAATGCTTTAAATGGCTTAATGACAACACTATCAAGAGCACCAACAGTAAGTCAAAATGTCATTCAAATGACTAACGCATTGGCTAATCTTGCTAGTCAAGGCAGCAAAGCTGGAACTGCAAGCAATGGTTTAATAAGGTCTTTCAATAACACCTATTCAAGTACATCTAAAGCCAAAAAAGGCTTTGGCAGTCTTGCAAGTGCAATAGGCAGGTTTTATGCTACTTATTTTATGGTAATTCGTGGCAGTAAGAAACTTATAGAAGCAATCAAGTCAACAACAGATTACATCGAAGCGTTTAACTATCAAGCGGTTGCGTTTGGCAAGATTGGTTCAGAATGGGATAAAGATTACGAAAAGTACGGATATGATAACGCAACAGCATATGCAGAGAGCTTCCAAAGCAGAGTAAACGATACTCTCGGAAAGCTGTCTGGTTTAAAAGTTAATGTTCAAGGCGGTTTGCTTGAAGAAAGCGGAGCAAAGAACTTAGGACTTAACATACAAGAAGTAACACAGTATGCTTCACAGTTAGCTTCTGTTACTAATTCGTTAGGACAGACAGGCGAAGCAACAACGGCTATAACAAAGTCAATGACAATGCTTGCGGGCGATATAAGCTCACTTTTCAATGTGGACTATTCAACAGTAGCACAGAACTTACAAAGCGGTTTAATCGGACAATCGAGGGCATTGTACAAGTATGGTATTGATATTACCAATGCTACATTAGCGACGTATGCTTACAACTTAGGCATTTCTAAGTCGGTGTCTGAAATGACACAGATGGAAAAACAACAGTTAAGAGTGTTAGCGATATTAGACCAATCAAAAGTATCTTGGGGTGATTTAGCTAATACGATTAACAGTCCAAGCAATATGTTACGCCAGTTCAGTAACAATATGAAAGAGGTAGGAATGGTAGCAGGACAGCTATTTATCCCAATTCTTTCAAAGGTTATGCCAGTAGTAAACGGAGTAACTATTGTAATCAAAAGATTATTAGTTGGTCTTGCTTCTTTAATGGGCGTTAAGATTGACTTTGAGAGCTTCGGACAAAGTGGCTATAAAGACACATCAGATGGCTTAGAAGATATTTCAAACGGCTACCAAGATGTAGCTGATTCAGCTAAGAAAGCTACATTATCCCTTATGGGATTTGATGAAATTAATAAATTGCAGGACGATACAAGCTCAAGCAAGGGTTCAAGCGGTGGCGGCGGCGGTAGCACTATTGATTTGACAGACGATATTGCTAAGGCGGCGGCAGAATATGAAGCGGCGTGGAATAAGGCATTCGCTAATATGGGAAATTCGGCAGTCGCTTGGGCTGATAAGATAGAGAAAGCCATAAAAAAGGGTGACTGGTACGGAATAGGTACTTACGCAGGCAAACAAATAAACAAAGGGATAAATGCTTTTCCTTGGGAAAAAACAGGAGAAGCAATTACAGAAGCTGTTTGCAATGTTTTGGATTTTGCAGATGGATTTGTTAGTTCTGTTGATTGGGAACAATTAGGAAGAAATATAATAAAGTTTATTGAAGGTATAGATTTAGGAAAAATAACTGTAAAAATTTTGGACCTAGCAATTGACTTAGGAGTATCAGCAATAAAATTAATATGGGGTGCTTACCAGGAGATATACGACAAATGGGGAATTGCAGGAATTTTGGCTTCTTTGGTTATTCCGGGCGGAATTCTTACACTTAAATTTATTACGGAATTTTCAGCAAGCATAGATGATAGTAAATATGTAAAAAAAGCAAAAGATGGCATAGAAAATATAAAAATAGCTGCACAAGAAAAATGGAATGAAATTACAGATTGGTGGAATAATACAGCGATCGTAAATTGGTGGAATAATGATGTTATGCCCTGGTTTACTAAAGCGAAGTGGCAGTCACTTGGAGATAATACAAAAGATAGCTTGCAAGATAGCTGGACTTCTTTTAATAACTGGTGGAGTAGCACAGGAATATACAACTGGTGGAACAATAGCGTAGCACCTTATTTTACAAAAGCAAAATGGCAATCTCTTGGAGATAACGCAAAGGGTAGCTTAACTGATAGTTGGACTTCGTTCAATAATTGGTGGAGTGGCACAGGAATATATAATTGGTGGAATGATAATGTCTCACCATATTTTACTAAAGAAAGATGGGGCAACTTAGGTGAAAATATTAAGAATAGCTTATCTAACAGTTGGGATAGTTTTTCTAACTGGTGGAGCGGCACAGGCATATATAACTGGTGGAATAACCACGTAGCACCTTACTTTACAGCAGATAGATGGCGTGATATGGCAGATGGAATAAGAGTAGGCATACAAGATAAGTGGAATAATGTAGTTAATTGGTGGGATAGCAAACCATCCCTTAGTGAAATTTCAGTAGCCGTTGAGAACTTTTTTTATAAAGTAAGAGATATGTGGTATAATTTCAAAGATTGGTGGGACAACTTAGGACTTAGCTTTCCACATATAAAAACGCCACATTTCGATATTGATGGCGAATTTCATGCGGCACCACCTCAAGTGCCCAAGATAAGTGTTGATTGGTATGCAAATGGCGGCTTTCCAAACAAAGGACAGTTATTCGTTGCTAATGAAGTAGCACCCGAAATGGTTGGTACTATGGACGGAAGAACAGCAGTAGCCAATCAACAAGAAATTACAACAGGTATTGCTAATGCAGTTTATCCAGCAGTATACAATGCGGTTGTAGCGGCTATGTCAGAAGCCAACAACAACGTTAATATAACACTACAAGGTGACGCTGATAAATTGTTTGCAATGGTACAGGATAAAGCTAATAACTACACTAATATGACAGGGCAAGCAGCATTCCCTTATTAATTGACAAATAAATAATAAAAGAATATATTTAAAGTACTAAAGATAAGGGGGAATGTATATGTTAAAAAAAGGCTTATATAAAATGCTGGAAGTATTAGGAATAAAGAAAAAACAGCAACCACAAATTCAACGCCCACTAAATCCTAACTTTAAAGGAGTGTACAGAGCGACAGAAAACGGCTTAGTTGAAGTATATTGTCCAAGATGTAGCAGTTGGGACTGCTCTCACACACAGATTACAACAACTGTACCACAGAAAACTAAGACAAGATATACCGTTAATTTGAATCCGTTTAGACCGTTTACGCTGGTTAATAAGAAAGAGAAGATTAAGCAACAGGGCGGAACTTATTCACAACATAGGTTTGTGTGTAACAGATGTGGGCTGATTTTTTGGTAATACATGATTTTAATGGAGCGTATCTTTTCGGTGCGTTCCATTTTTTATTGAAAAGTGCTTGACAATTATTGCAAGGGCAGTTATTATAATAACATAAATATTGCAAGGGCAATAATTGAAAGGAGTGATTATTATTAGTCCAGCAGGAAGACCACATAAGGAAAACCCTAGAAATGTTAATCTTAATATCAGAATAACAAAAGATGAAGCTAATCGTATTCAGAAATGTGCTGATGAATTGAAATTAACAAGAACCGACACCATTATGAAAGGTATAGGGTTAGTAGAAAAAGAACTCAAAGACAACAAAAAAGAGTAGCAACAAGTCGGTCAAAACTTTTAGTTGCTACTCAAACCACCAATCCGAAAGGAATTGATAAATCTATCATATCAGTTTCTTTCGGAAAATTCAAGAATATTTTCGGAGGAAAAACAAATGAGTAATGTAGAAATCGTAACAAATATTGACATAGCGTCAGAAATTGCACACGCAACAGTAACAGAAGTTTTAGCAAATATGGAAAACGAAAGAGTTTCATATGTTCTTATGGGAGTTTTGCAGCAGATAGAAACCATTCAGGACAATGTTAATAATTTTGATTTAAAGGGACAGGACAAGTCTGCAAAGGAAGTGGCATAATATTATTGCGTGAGGCATTGTGGGCATATACTCCCACTACGCAATAAGTTCTGTTTTGAGCAAATGATAAATTTGTAGGAGGTAAAATAATGAGTTATAATAATCCAACTACAAAAGATGACACTCACAATGAGATTAAGGCACCAATGAACACTAAGAATATTTGCGGCGTAGACTGCTATGAGCAGAATGGCGTTGCTTACTTAAGATTGGAAAATGTTGCTAGAGGATTAGGATTTACTCAAATTGCAAGGAGTGGAAACGAGGTTGTAAGATGGGAAAGAGTGAGAAAATATCTTGAAGAATTAGGCGTACCCACTTGTGGGGATGACGATTTTATCCCAGAAAACATCTTCTACCGACTAGCAATGAAAGCCAAAAATGAAACAGCAGAGAAATTTCAAGCATTAGTGGCAGACGAGATTATTCCGTCAATTCGCAAGAATGGAATATATGCTACCGATAATGTTATTGATGAAATACTGAATAATCCAGACTTTGGAATAGAATTATTAACAAAGTTAAAAAAAGAAAGGCAAGCAAGAGTTGAAGCAGAAAGAAAGAACGCTATCTTAACACACGTCAATAAAACATATACAATGACGGAGATTGCTAAAGAACTGAACTTAAAATCTGCTATTCAACTTAACAAGTTGCTTGCTGATAGAAAAATTCAGTACAATGTCAATGGAACTTGGGTTCTTTACTCACCATACAGCAGTATGGGATATGAGGAAATTAAACAAGAAATTCTTGACAGTGGTAAAGTAATCTATCATAGACGAATTACCCAACTTGGAAGAGAATTTATACTGCAATTATTCAATAATGTTGCATAAGTTTTCTTGTGAGATATAATAGCTCAAACAGAAAGAAAATTCAATAGCTGTAAGAAATTTACAGCTATAAAAAATCAGAACAAGTTGGGTAGACCTGTTCTGATTAGCACATATGAGTACATATAAGTTGCTCACGTCAATAATAACAAATAAATAGCAAAATGACAAGGACATTTCGCTTAATTGTGAGGTGTCCTTTTTGTGTGCTTGGAAAGTGAGGTTTTACTATGAATTTTATACAATACATAAAGCAAGCGTGGAAAGCTGGCACTAGCGGCGGCACTCCATTAAGTCCAGATAGACTTAACCATATGGAAGATGGAATTAAGAGTAATAATGATATGATAAGTGAACTAAACAGCAATATAGCTAATAGTGACATTGAGGGAATATTTAATTACCTAGGTCTTGAATTAATCATATACCACAAATTGGGCATATGTTACCTGCATTCCAGCGGCAGATTAACTCAAGCATTTCCAAAAGAATGGACCACAATTGGTGAAATAAGCAATATAAATTACAAAGGTTATGGACACTTAGCCGCTAATACTAGTGGAAAAATAATAAAATTTGCATATATAAATGGAACTCTAAGTGCATATGCACCAAGTTCAACAAATGCGATTGAATATGTACAAGACAGTTGCGTACTTATCTGAATTAACTATTTACCAATTTTTAATTATTAAACTTTAGGGTAATCAGAAAAAAATAAATTATAAAGCTGTACACAATAAAATTTCCACATAGCCATTAAAGTATGTGTTACTACCTGCCCACCCACCAACTTGGCATATATGTCCATCTGATATACCAACCATTGTGTAAGTAATACCAGCATTTCTTCCTAAGTGTTGCCCACATATACCTATTGCTTTATAGCCGGTAGGTAGCGTGAATTCCTTTTCTATTAGGAACGGCTTGTTAGCTTCAATTACTGCATTATCGTAACTAACCTTGATTACTTTAAATAAATTATAAGAATTGCTGTTTAGTTCACTTATCATATCATTATTACTCTTAATTCCATCTTCCATATGGTTAAGTCTGTCTGGGCTTATTGAAGTAAATATATAGAAAAGAGGTGATTGAATGATAAGCACTGTAATTATCGAGGGAGTAACATTCCCAGTAGCATATAACGGCTACACATACAGCAGAAATAAGATATGGTCTAAGAACACAGGAAGAAACGATTATGGAGAAATGGTAGGCACAATCGTGGCTATTAAAGACAAAGTAGAACTGCAATTACCGCCACTTACAGGCGAACAGGCATTGTTACTTGATAATGTGATTAGTGATGAAAATAACCCATTCCCGACAGCACAAGTCCTATTCTTAGGCGGTACACAAAAGGAAATGACAATATACACAGGAGATGTGACATATCCGTATCTCACAAGAGCAAAGAATGAGGATGGATTAATAGTCGGAGCAAAATTAAGTTTAATTCAGAAATAAGGAGATTAACTATGAAAATAACAGGAAATGAAGTTTTAGCACATTATGAAGCACTTGCAAGTGTAGCACAGCTTAAAATGGGTGGCAGATTAGCAGTTGCCATTATGTCTAATATTAAGGCATTAGAGCCACACTTTAAAGCGGTAGTAGAAACGATAGAAAAGATACGCGAGGAAAATAAAGATAACAACGATAAGATAAAATCAGAACTTGAAGAACTAGGAGAACAGGAAATAGAAGTATCTGAATACACAAAAGTTGATATAAGTGCATTTGATAGTTGCGAAGCCATTGAGCCAGCTAAGATTATCGCACTTAGCTTTATGATTAACAATTAATCAGCAGAAAGGAGCAACCTAATGAAAAATATTAATTGGGGTGCGGATTTCAATTTGCTGTATGCAAGATATTACAGCAAATATTTAGTTGACGGAAAAGAATACAATCAGACACTTAATGAGTTTAAGTACAGCAACATAATCAATCCGAACAATAGCATTTCCATAGGTAACACTTGCAGTAGTAGTGTTACCTTTTCTATTTATAATCCAGAAATCACGCTTGAAAATAAGGATATAACCATTTTTGAGGGTGTTAAGGGCGATAGCGGCATTGAGTATGTACAGATAGGCATATTTACTGTAACTAAAGAAGAAAGTAACGGCGAATACACTAAGTACACAGCTTATGACAAGATGTACAAAGCTGAAAAAGGTTATTTTTCAGCTTTGACTTATCCTAGTACGGATAAGGCTATTTTAGAGGAAATCTGTACAAAGTTAGGCATACAGTTAGCGACTAGCATAACAAACACACATACAATCATAGATAAGCCGCAAGGCTATACAATGCGTGAAATGATAGGTTATATGGCTATGCTACAAGGTGGAAATGCGGCTATTAATTCTGACGGAAACCTTGAAATAAAGTGGTACAAAGATAGCGATTATGTGCTTGACGGACATCAATACTATCAGCAAGGGGTTACTTTTACCACTAGCAAAGATTTTACGATAAGAAAGCTGACTTGTAACAATACAAAGTCTGGTGATAAGGAAACTAGCACAATCACTAGCGGCAGTGGTACAACTGGACTTAGCTTTGCTAATCCATTTATGACACAAGCTAACTTAAATGAGATTTATAAAAAGATAGGCGGCTTTCAGTTTAGACCGCTTACAGTTAAGTTTGTCGGTGACTGGCGGCTTGAAGTAGGCGACATTATAACTGTTAATAAGGGCGGCGTTGATTACAAAGTGCCTATAATGCAGATAACACACGAATGTGATGGCGGCTTAATGGACACAGTTACATCTATCGGACAATCTGACACAGAAAACAGTAATATTGCTAGCGGTCCGATAACAAAGCAAATGGAACGATACTACGCTGATTTAGTCTTAATCAACAAGGCAGTTATCGAAAATGCTGATATAACTAGTGCTAATATTGAGAGTTTAAAAGCACATCAAGCGTATATCGACCAATTAAAGGCTAATAAGATTGAAACTATTACAGCAAATATTGTTAATTTGACGGCAAATAAAGCTACGATTAATGAAGCTAATATCGCTAAGTTGCAAGCAGATTATGCACAGATAGGTGTATTAAACGCAGACGTAGCAGACATTAAGACTTTAATGTTTGGTTCTGCGACAGGTAAAAGTTTAACAACAGAATTCGCTAATGCAGTTGTAAGTGTTATTGGCAATGCACAGATAAAATCTGCTATGATTGATAGTATAGCCGCAGATAAGATTACAAGTGGGAAGATTTATACAAACCTTGTTGAAATTCTAAGCGAAAGCGGAAATCTTGATATAGCTGACAATACGATACAGATAAAAGATGATAACAAGGTTGCAAGAGTTCAAATAGGTAAAGACGCTAATTCGGACTACAATATGTATGTCTGGGATAAAGCTGGCAATCTTATGTTTGATGCCTTAGGACTTACTGAAAAAGGTGTTACGAGGAAAGTTGTTCGTGATGATGTTGTTCAAGATAATGCTAATATCAATGCAAGCAAGCTGGATATTGAAACACTATTTAGTGTTATCAATAACGATAACACCCATACACTTAAGAGCAATAAAATTTATCTGGACAACGAGGGGCAGACACTTAATGTCATTATGCAAGCTATAACAAGTGGTGCTGGCAAAGATTATACTCAATGGGGCGGTATGATGAAAGTTGCTAGTGATTTTATCACTAACAAGTTGTGGTGGACTGAAAATGTTGACAACGAAAGCATTAAGACTAAGTTTTCTACTGTTAATCAGAAACTAGATAGTTACGAAATCACGTTATCCGACTTATACCAACAAACGAACGATAATTTTATGGTGTATACAGTTACAGAAACACCTAACAAAGATAATTACCCAGCTATTGATTGGTTCATACCTATTTATCCGTCAGATGATTTATTTCCAAGCGATAATCTTACTTGGACTTATAGCAATGATGAATACGCAAAATATCACGGGGCAATAGCATACAACGAAACAGCTCATAAAACTTGGCGTTGGGCTAAAGATGGTAAAGGTAATTGGGGTTGGAAAGAGGTATCTAACACACAATTAGCCTATATGCTTAATCAGAACGCTAGTCTTAAGATTAATCTTAAGAGCATATCAACAGAATTAACACAGACAAAGAAAAATCTGACAGATAATTATAGTACAACAACTACTATGATTAACAAAATTACGCAGGAAATTAATGATAATGGTTCAAGTATTAGTTTGGCACTTAGTGGAACTTACGCTAAGTCAAGCGATTTAGAAAGTTATGCAACTAAAACAAGCCTTGATTTATATATCAAAAAAGACCCTAAAACAGGCGAGCTTAAGAGTGCTATCGAAGCTATTGCAGATACAATAAATATTACTGCAAGGGGTGGGCTTAATTTAAGTGGCAACAGGTTTACATTAAACAGCACGAACGCCAGCATTACAGCAGACGGAACTATAACTTGTAGCAATCTGATTGCCAACGGCGGAAACGTTGGCGGCTGGAAAGTGTCTAAAGATTCAATAAGTACAATATTTAAGCAGAATAATGACTTATTCAGAATTGCATTACAAATACCTGGTGATATTACACCATATGTTTTTTCGGTTTTTCACGGAACTGAAGATGAGGGATACAGCAAAAGTCCTAATTTTTATATAAGTCAAACTGGTAAACTATATGCAACTAACGCACAAATTACAGGAAGCGGCTATTTTTCGTCTGGCACGATTGGAGGCTGGGACATCAGCAAGTCTTCTATCTATAAAGATTACGGCAAATATAGAACTTATATACAGGCACCCGCTAATTCCGAAGCTTGGACATTCTCTTGCCAAGAAGAAAGAGATGGGGCATATTATGGTAATTGGTACGTTCGTGCGGATGGATATATGTATGCTTCTAAAGGTCAAATTGGCAATTTCTCAATTGATAATGGTATATTGTCAACATATCAAAATAATGGAATTAAAGGAATGTCGATAGACCAAAATTACATTAAATTCTATTCTTGGGTCGACGATTACGAAAATTATGTAGGTTCGATAACTACAACAAGATACTATACTAGCAATAATGAAGTAAGAAGAGCTTTAGTGCTCAATGCAGATTATGGAGATGTTGTCGGAATAAATTGTACCAAAGAGAAAACAGAAAATACGGAATACGAATTCGTTATAAGAATAAACAACGATTTAAACAAATCATTAGAGTTTTTTTCGCCCAATATTTCGATGAATGGCGGTTACCAAGACAATATTAAAAAACCAACGACACTTACAGTATATTGCTATAATCCAAATTCGGGAAAAGACACACAAAATGTCAGAATTACAAATACAGAGGACAGACACTACGAGAACTGCGAACTGTCAGTATATGGAAGTACATACATAGGATATGATTTGCGATGTTTCGGGTCAATTTATGGAACAATTGCTTCTGATTCAGACGAGAACGTAAAAAAAGACGTTCATTTATTGAATTCAGAAGACTCTTCTGAATTTATCTACAATTTAAAACCTTGCGAATTTAAAATGATTAACGGTACTTCTAATCGCTATCATCACGGATTTATTGCACAGCAGGTTAAAGAAACTATGAAAGATGACTGGGGATTATTTATCGATAAAAAGATTAATAATGATAACTACGAAACACAAGTCTCAGACGAAAACGGAAATACAACTAAAGAACTAACAGCAAGATACGCATTACGCTATGATGAATTAATAGCGGATTTAGTTGCGACTGTACAATCGCAGAATATGCGTATTAAAAAATTGGAAAAGCAATTAAGCAATTAAGGACATCTTCGGGTGTCCTTTTTTAATGCGAATTAGGAGGTAAAACACAATGTTAGACATTAACTCATCAATTCAGAAGAACGGAACATTATCTGTTCAAAATTCAGACGGAACACTTAAACAGGTGGCTTATCTGTCAGCTACAATCAGCGAAAGCGGTACAGTTAGTATGTCAGCTAGCTTCAATGATTTTGCGGCATACTTGGCGAATGATATAGCACTAGACAGTGAGCTTAAGAGCTTCCTTGATGGTGTTAAAAACACTTACAAGGCAACATACAGCACAGAAGATAACACAATTAGTTCAGATGCAGTAGATATAACAGGAACAACAGAAAGTGAGGTATTTTAGTTATGATTAAATGTGGAGATTTTTCAGCGTGGAATGGTGTAGTTGACTGGAACAGAGTTAAGGCGGCAGGACTTACTCACGCTATTCTTAAGGTTATCAGACGTGATTTTGACCCAGATAAGCAGTTTGAAAACAACTGGAAAGGCTGTCAGTTAGCAGGTGTGCATATCTGCGGTGTATACAATTATGTTTACACGCCAACAGTAGAAGAAGCTATCGCAGCGGCTAAAAGAGTATTAGAGGTACTTGACGGACGTAAGGTAACAGTTTGGATGGACGTTGAAGATACTTGTATGCGAAACTTAGGTTCAGAGCTTATTGATATTATCAAGGCTTACAAAGAGGTTATTGAGGGTGCAGGATATGACTTTGGCGTATATACTGGCTTATCATTCTATGGTAGTTACATCAAGCCCTATACAGACCCTAGCGACTTAGATTGTCCGTTCTGGATAGCACGTTACTACTTAGGCTATGATGAAATGCAGTTAAATGATGATGTTAACGCAGATAAGACACCCAGTATCGACCATTATCTTGCAGGGTGGCAGTATACTTCTAGCGCAAGAATTGACGGTGTAGACGGAGTTTGTGACTTATCAGAATTCTATGGCTTTCATAATGAAGAAGATAATACAGAAGATAACAGCGAAGAAGATAACACAGAGGATAGCACAGATGAACACGTATATGCTACATATGCCGCTTATACAGACCGTTGGTGGGGTGAAGTAGAGGATAGAGAAGATTGGGCTGGTGCAGGCGACAATAAAGCTATCACAGCACTTATTATTAAGGTCAGCAGAGGTTCAGTTAAGTACAGAGTTCACTTAAAGGGCGGTGATTGGCTTCCTTATGTTACTGGCTTTAATTATGACGATTACGATAATGGCTATGCAGGTGACAAGAAGCACGAGATTGACGCAATAGAAATCATTTACTATACGCCAGAGGGTGAGCCTTGGAAGTATGCAAAGTATATGGTATCTGTATTCAATAACCGCAACTTCTATCCAGAACAGATAGACAATGAAACATCAAATGGAATGGACGGATATGCAGGCGTTATGGGTAATGCAATCGACAAGTTCCAGTTAGTTGTCGAATAAAGTCGAAATAACGCGACCGAAAGTATTTGAAATATACTAACGATAAATGTATAATAAACTTGTCTTTGAGAAAAGACCCTTAAACATTTTCAAGTTCTGGCAGGCGATATTGTTTGATTGGCGTTGGCAATATCGCCGCTACACTTGACACTATAGAACGTGTGTTCTATAATAATTGCATCGTCACAATAGTAAAAGAGGGGAAGTGCGAATGTGAATAATAATGATTACAAAAAGGAAATTATTGAAATAGTAGAAAATACTGACGATAATGCAGTGTTAGAGTATATCTATAAAATAATAGCAGATATAAAGAAAACTAGTGCAACATAATGTTGCACTAGTACACTTGAAAGAATAAAAGATTTTATCGCAATTTCATAAATCGTGAGTATTAATTAAAGTTCATCATAAGCAAGTAGTCCAAGTTTAGTAACAGTTACATCTTCAAGGGTTTGGGTGATGTAACCTTTATTACTAAGCTCTCTCATAAATGGCAACATTGAAATCATATCAATGCCAAGGCAACTAGCAATGTCGGCATAGTTAGTGTTGCCATTTTTATCTCTTTTCTCTACTATAGTCTTTAAAAAATCCTTCGATTCAATCATTTATTACGACTCTCCTTTAAATAAATTAATTAAGCCGAGGACATATTCTTGCTGTTCGTCACTTAACCCGAAAAATGTTTTTAATGAGTGTAATAATCTTTTGTCGTTTCTAATTTTAATCCACAAATCAGCTTGTTCAGACAAAACAAGCTGTTCTTCTTCGCCAGTTCTTAAATATTCGGCTGATACGCCTAAATATTCGGCAATTTTTCCCAATCTATCATCTGGCAATGTACCTTTACGCAACTGACCTATATATCCGTTAGCAAAACCACATTCTAATTCTAATTTATGTATTGAAATCTTCCTTTGTTTGCATAGGTCTTTTACTCTTTCTACCGTGTTCATTTGTGTTTTCCTCCATTTTTTAGAGTTTCACCTAAAAAAGGTGTTGACAAATTAGAGAACACTCTATATAATAAGTTTAAAGGTTAGGGAAAAGCCTAAAAAATAAACTTAAAGGGAAGTGTTCTCAAAATATGTTTCTCGACAATTCATATATTAGAACTTTCTCTAAAGATTGTCAAACTTTTCTCTAAATCTTTATTAAATAAAGAAAGGAGAAGTCTATGTTTTATCAAAATGTTGTCGCTTATTGCGAAGAAAACAATTTGTCAATACACGCATTTGAAAAAAAATGTGGTCTTGGTAATGGAGTTGTAGGCAGGTGGAAAGATAATAATTCTTTACCGGCGTTAACCACAGTACAAAAAATTGCAGAAGCAACAAAAATCCCAGTTGAAAAATGGATTAAGTAAAGAGGTATCAATGAAGAAATTAAGACTTTGTGACATAGCATTAATAACATCAATAATCGCTGTTGTTATTGCAATATTGAATATTTCACTTACGATAATTGACTTATTATTTTGATAATAAGCAGAAAGGAGCAAGAATGAAAAAACCATCTGTTTCGGACGTTGCATTAGTACTTTCAACATTTGTTTTGCTGTTTCAGATTTTTTGTCATTTTATTTTGCCAAAGCTTTAACAAGGATTATATTCTTGAAAAAGTTGAGAATATGACAGAAAAAAGTAATAAGGAATGTAACAATGACAGAAAGGAGTAAGAATGGCAGAAGTCACAAGAAAAGCTATCAAAAATGAAATGACAAAAACGATAGAGGGAAGTTGCTTCTATGAAAGGCTCCACTGCAACGGACAAGATATAAGCGAATTGATTGCTGACACAAAAGCATTAATTGCCCAACATAACTTATCCGTTTTAGAAGCCAAAGGGTTTTTAGATTATATGAAGATTATTCTTGACAATTCTTCATATCTTCAAATTCAGAAATAGCCTTAATACAACATTTTTCAAAAGATGTATTGTCAGGTATTTCTTTAGCAGTCTTGAGTATAGATAATACTTTGTCAGAGTGAGGATATTCAAGACCACAGTTAGGGCAAATAATCTTGTCGGCAGATACACTTTCATTAACAGTATATCTATTGTGGCAAGTACAAGTTATTTGAAATTTTAGAAACATATTTTCACCTCTTTTCCTATTTAGAATAAGAGGATTATAACACAGAAATGCAGAAAGGAGTTATATGGATAATTTACAAATTTTTAGCAATTCAGAGTTTGGAGAAATCCGAACTGCATTAGTAAATGATGAACCTATGTTTTGTTTAATTGATATTTGCAAGGCATTGGAAATCAAAAACGCTACAGATGTAGCAAAGAGATTAGATGAAGATGAACTGACTAGATTAAATCTAGGCAGTCGTGCAGGAGAGACAAATTTCATAACAGAAAGCGGTCTGTATGCAGTTATCTTAAGAAGTGATAAACCCAACGCTAAGAAGTTTCGTAAGTGGGTAACATCAGAAGTACTTCCGTCAATCAGAAAGACAGGCGGTTATAGTATGCCAAAGACAACAGGCGGTCAGATACAGCTTTTAGCACAGGGCTATACAGAACTTGAACAGGCTGTTAACTCTATCAAAGAAGATATGACAGAACTTAAGGATAACACGCCTCTTTACGGCTGTGAGATTGATGAGGTCAAACAGCACGTTAATAGAAAAGGTGTAATTGTACTTGGTGGCAAGGATAGTGAAGCTTATAAGAACGGCAGTATTCACAGTTCGGTATATTCTGACATATATAAGCAGTTAAAACGTGAGTTTGGTTGCGTGACAACATATAAGAGCATAAGAAGAAAGTACATTGATAATGTACACAAGTTTATAGATGATTATGTGCTACCTATGGCACTTGCTGAACAGGTAAAAGAAGCTAACGCACAGATAAGTATGAGCTTTTAAGGAAAGGAGCTTTAGCAGATTGATATTTATTATTTCTGAAAAAGGCGAAAGAGAGCAGATTAATGAGGTGGAAAAACTTGAAATCCTGTCACACATTGGCAGAAGAACAAGTTACCTCTTAGGAAGAAATAAGCATTGTGAGCCATTAAGGAGCATAGTTACAAGAGATATTTTAGGGCAGTTAAAGCACGAATACGGGTGTGGTTTGAGTGAACTTAAAAAGAAGTACATAGCAGACACTCACGATTATATCGACTGCTACGAACTGCCTACAATAATGAAAGAGAGATATAAGCTATGATACTAGGTTTTATAGCAGGAACAATATTCGGCATAATACTCACAGCAGTTTGTGCCGTTATCGCAACAATAAGAACTAATGCAGAAGAAAGGAAAGAACAGTATGAAACAGGTAAACGAGAAAGTAATAACAGTACAGGATTGTATTGATATGTACGAGAAAAAAGGAATGTATACAATACTTGATGGCGGTAGAGTTGCTGGATTTGTAGAAAAGAGAGAGGAGAACTAAAGATGAAAGAGAGAAATAACAATATTACAGTTTTTGGGTTAGTTGCGGAAGAGCCAGTTTTCAATCACGAATCAAACGGAGAGGACTTTTATAAGACTTTTATAACAGTTAGAAGAACTAGCGGAACTTTTGATACGCTGCCAGTTGTTATATCTGACAGAATTATTGATATGAAAGAAATTAAAGTAGGCGATTGCGTGATGATTACAGGACAGGTAAGAAGTCATAACCTGCACATAGGAGAAAAAAGTAAGTTAGAGCTTTTTATCTTTACTGAAAATATAGAGATATATGAAAACGAGGAAGAACTACCTTTTAATAATGATGTAGTTCTTAGAGGTTTTATTTGCAAAGAACCTATATACAGGGTAACGCCACTTGGAAGAGAAATAACAGATGTTCTCATAGCTATTAACAGAGCATATGGCAAGTCTGACTATATACCTTGCATAACTTGGGGCAGAACAGCTAAGTTTGTCGGTCACTTGCCAGTAGGAACACATATAGAAATGACAGGTAGATTCCAGTCAAGACCTTATACAAAGAAGATAAGCGAAGATGAAGTTGAAAACAGAGCAGCTTACGAGGTATCAGTAGGCAGAGTTGAGATTATAGAAGAAAAGGAGAATGCTGATGAATAGTGATATTACAGTTTCAGAATTAGCTAGTATGGCAGCAAACAATGAAAAGCGTTGCCAAGTATGGCATCCAGTTCAAGGCGTTATCTTTGACGGCACATTTGATGAACTTGACAGACGACATTATCTTGCGGACAAGACAGTTGATAACTTCTCAATAGAAGATGATGTATTCATTATGAATATATAAATAAGGAAAGGATATGTTTATGGAAAGAACAATTTTAAAAAAGGTAGTTTTTGAAAACTTTATGTGCTATGCACACGCAGAGTTTGATTTTTATGCCATTACAAAGATTATGGCTAAGAATGGCAAGGGTAAGTCAACTATTGCAACCGCTTATATGTGGTGCTTGTTCAACTGTGATTATGAGTTAAAGGATAATCCGGTTGTTAGACGAGAGGTTGACGGAAAGTCCGTTGATGATATGGATACAAGTGTTGAGCTTACACTTGATGTTGACGGAAAAGAGGTAGCTATGAAGAAAGTACAGAAGCGTACCTACAGTAAGGATGGCAGTAGTTATAAAGACGATAACAAGTATTTTATCAACGATGTACCTAAGACATTAAAGGACTTCAACGCATACCTTGATGTTGATATGAATGTATTTAAGATGTGCAGTAATATAAATGCTTTTCTTAATCAGAAACCGGCTGAAATGAGAGAATACTTATTTGGTTTAGTAGGAGATGTTACAGACCTTGATATAGCTTCACAGAAAGCTGAATTAGCCGAGTTAGTTCCTTTGCTTAATAAGTATACAGTTGAAGAATTATCCGCTATGAATAAGGCTACCAAGACCAAGATTACAAAGGATTTGCCTATTCTTGACGGACAGATTAAGGAAAAGGAAAGAGACATACAGCTTAAACAGGCTATTGAAGTATCTAACCTTGAATTACAGAAGAACAGCCTTAAAGAACAGATTGATGACTGCATAGCAAAGCAGACAGACAATGACAAGCTGATGGCTGAATATGACAAGGCTAGTTCGGATATTCTTAACTTGAAGTTTGAACTTAGTGATATGAGCCGTAAAGCCAATGAGGAAAATGTTAAGGCCAGGAGAGAGATTGAGAGTAAGATTTCTGATAAGCAGTTTCTTGTTAGGCAGACAGAAAAGACTATTACAGAAACAGAACACGACATATTGAACACAAAGGGCACAATTCAAAGAAATGAAATGCTAATTGAGGATTTAAGAAATCAGTATAGAACTGCACACAGCAGGATATTTGATGAAAATAGCCTTATTTGTTCGTATTGCAAGCAGGAATACCCAGAAGATAAAAAAGAAGAATTAAGAGCTGATTTTGAAAGCCACAGAGCAATGGAATTAAAGGTTATTACAGATAGGGGAAACAGAGCAAAAGATACTCTTGACATCGAAAAAGAAACATTGCGAACACTTGACTTAGAATATTCGGGACACAAGAAAAGCCTTGAAATGCTGAATACAGCTATTGCAGACCTCAAAAAGCAGTTATCAGAACTTCCACAGGAAATTGATGTAACAGATACCGAAGAATATAAGGCACTTGAACAGCAGATTACTGAAAAGGAACAGGCTATGCACAAGGCTAATGATATTTCAGCAGTTAAGGCAGAATTAAAAGCACAGGAAACAGCTTTAAGGCAGCAGTTAGCAGAATGTGAAAGCCAGATTGCAAAGTCTGATACGGCAGCAGATGAACAGCGACTTGAAGAATTAAAGCAGACAAGGATTGATTCTGAACAGAATAAGGCTAATGCCGAGAAAATTCTTGATTTACTTGATGAATTAGACAAAGCAAAGAATGAAGCCTTGACAGAAGCAGTAAACAGCCATTTTGGGTTGGTTAAGTGGCAGTTGTTTGAATATGCCAAGAATGGTAATTACAAGAGCTGTTGCATACCTACAGTTGACGGAAAGGGCATTTTAACAACTATGTCCAACAAGGGTAACAGGATTTTAGGCAGAGTTGATATTTGCAATTCTATTCAGAAGATTAGCGGCATATCAGTACCTATTATTCTTGATGATAGCGAGAGCTTAGATGAAGACAATCAGAAGAAAGTTTCTGAAATGGTAGATAGCCAGTTGATTATGCTGATTGTGAATGACAGTGAGAAATTAGAGATTGTGGAGGGATAAGCACTATGAATGATAGATATATTGTAGAACGAGAGTTTGAACACGCAGGATATAAATGTGTCGTTACATTCAATGTGATGGGGCATAGGTGCGGATATGTAGGTATTCCTAAAAACCACCCTTTATATGGTGAAGAGTATTCGGACTATCTTGAAATTAAGAAAGCAGATGTCGGAGACCGAAAAATAAGCGGTATTTTTCCTTTGCTTGGACCTTGCCTTGATAAAGACGAAAGAATACGAATTGAAGCATATTTTCAATGTCACGGCGGTATTACCTTTGCGGACGGTGGGGAAAATTCAAACTATCCGATAGAAAGTGATTTATGGTGGTTTGGATTTGACTGTGCACATTGCGATGACGCAAAAGAACTTGAACTCGCTTATGAGAGATTTCCTAATTACAGAGAAGCCCTTGCTATGCAGATTGAGTGTGAAGACAGATTTCGCACTGATGGCACGATGGTTCGCACAGAAGAATATGTGGCAGAGGAGTGCAAGAAGTTAGCAGAACAGTTAAAAGAGTTTGAAGAAGGTGAGGGATAATTATGGCAGAGAATACAGCAGTTGCGGAAAAGAAAGAAGCTGAAAGCAGAGAGCTTGTAGCAAAGGATTTTACAGAGGGAATGGTTGTTAAAATTAAGCAGAAAGAGAAATTCGGCTTAACATTCCCTAAAGATTACAACTACACAAATGAATTTATGTCGGCAATGCTGATTTTGCAGGATACGGTAGATATGAACAAAAAGCCTGTATTGCAGAGCTGCACAAAGGCAAGTATCGAAAATGCACTTGTTGAAATGGTTACAAATGGACTTTCGATGCAGAAGAAACAGTGCTACCCGGTTGCTTATGGCGGTAAGCTACAGTGCCAGAAATCAGTATACGGAAACACTTGTATAGCAAGGAGATTCGGGCTTAAAGACATTAATGCAGCGGTCATTTACAAGGGAGATGTGTTCAAGTACCACAAGGAGGATGCAAAGACAATCATTGATTGCCACGAACAGAGTTTTGAGAACATTGACAATGATAAGATTACCGGGGCTTATGCAGTGGCGATTATGGATGACGGAGAGAAGATAGCAGAGGTTATGACTATTGCACAGATTAAGCAGGCTTGGAAACAGGGTTATGGCTACAAAGAGAATGGCAATGGCACACATCAGAAATTTGCTGACCAGATGGCTATGAAAACTGTCAAAAATAGATTGCTTAAATATATCAATAATTCCCATAGTGGCAATGAAAATGAGGATTACGAGGAAATCAGCCACGATGAAATGCTTGAACAGGATGTAGCTTACGATATTGAACAAAACGCAAACGCAGTAGATTTTGACGAAAGCGACATTATCGACAGCACAGCCACAGAAGTAACCGAAGAACAGGCAGAAGATAGCACATTACCACCATTTATGCAGGCAGAATAGGAGATTATATATGACAGTATATGAGTTAATACAGGAATTAAGTCAGTATAATGCAGATACAGAAGTTAAGTTTCACTGTGAAGCTGAATATGATACTGACGTTGAAGCAGAATTTGACAGAGAGAATGAAAACGACACGCAGGAAGTGACAGTTACAGCAAGTTTTGACGATAAAGTAGAATTTGATGATATTGACAATTATGAGCCAGTACACAAGAGAACTTGGCAGGAAGACCCATTCATTGTTATCAATTTATCTTATTAAGGAGAGCTGATATGAGAGTAATTTCACAGACAGGAAAAACAGATGTTCCTTATGAAAACTTTGTTTTTTCAATAATAAAAATTAGTGGTGGGAATTATGGAATTGTTGCAGTTAAAAATGTCGCAGAGCCACCGGAAGTGTTTCTGAACAGTCTTATAGCAACCTATTCCACCAAAGAAAAGGCAATTAAGGCTATGGAAATTCTGAGAGAGCAATATTCGAGAATTGAAATTATAAAAGCTCTTGCAAGTGGCACATGCAAGCATATGGAAGAATCATTAAAGCCGGAAGAGTTCAAAGACATCCTTAAAAAATACATCAATATGGAAGTTTTCCAGTTCCCACAGGATGATGAAATCGAGGTGTGAGTATGAGTATGTATAAAGATATGACCTCGATACTGAAAGATGGACAGGTCGGAGACTTTAAGCTTCAACATTACGAAATTTCAGATAATAACTTTTATGCGATTGTTCGTTGCGGAATACCGTCTGGAATATATGTAAGACTTATCAATAGAGGCGAATGTGTAATGTCTGACACTCCTATGGAAAAGGAGACAAATAGGGATTTTGTTCGTAATGCACACGGAAATGTCCTTATTGGTGGACTTGGAATAGGTCTTATTATTCTTGCAATACAGGACAAAGAGGATGTTAAGCAGATAACAGTTGTTGAGAAAAATCGTGAAGTCATTGAACTTGTTGGAAAGCAGTTGCCGCTTAATCCCAAAGTAAACATTGTGAATGATGATGTGTTTGAATATAAGCCACTGATTAAGTATAACACGATTTATATGGATATATGGAACTATATTAACGAGGATGTTTACAACAAACAGATGAAACCTTTAATAAAACGCTACAGGAAATATTTAGTTCCTAAAGCCGAAGATGAAAACAGGTATATTGATTGTTGGTGTAAAAGACAGGCAAAGAATGGAGAACGGATATGAAGCTTAAATGTATCGCCACAGGAAGTACAGGAAATTGCTACACCCTAACTTCCGACAATGGAGAAACACTTATCCTTGATTGCGGAATACCGATTAAGGAGATTAAAAAAGGCTTGGATTGGAACATTAAAGATGTTGTGGGTGTGTTATGCACCCATAAGCACCTTGACCATAGCAAGTCAGTAAAAGATTTTGAAGCTATGGGAATACCAGTATGCAAACCATACGAAGCCTTGCTTATGAACCAGTTTCTCGCAAATTCTTATTTTACTGTAAGAACATTTGACCTAACAACAATAGATGGGAGCTGGACACATACCAATGCAGACGGAACAGCTTGCCCGATATACGGCTTTCTGATTACTCACAAGGAAATGGGGAGAATGCTTTATATAACCGATTGCGAATTAATCAAGTGGAAGTTTAAAGACATAAACCACATTCTCTTAGGCGTGAATTATGACAAGGATTTAATCGACAGGGATAACACAGGCAAAGCTAATCACGTTTTTAGAGGTCACTTAAGCATTGACACGGCTTGCGATTTTGTTAAGGCAAATTATTCAGATAGCTTGCAGAATGTCATAATGTGCCATCTATCGGCAGAAAATGCTGATAGAGATAGTTTTATCGAGAAGATGAAAAAAGTCGCTTATGGGGCGAATGTGGATGCTGCAGAGCGCAACAAGGAATGGCTACTTGCTAATCCCAATGAGTGCCCTTTTTAGAAAGGAGATAATGACTATGAATTTCAAATGGAGTGAGGAGGAAGTTCTTTTATTAAAAGATAAATATTCTTGCTCAACAAATGATGAATTAATCGCCTTATTTCCTAATAAAACATTTTTGGCAATCTATAAAAAAGCTTATTCACTTAATTTAAAGAGAGATGAAGAAATTAAGTTTTTGAACAGGTCAAAAGCCAAAAGTGGTAAAAATGCTAGTAATTGGAATGGCGGCGTTAGGAGAACAAGAAAGGGATACGTTCAAATATTAATGCCGGAACATAAAAGAGCAGATAAAGGCGGATACGTTATGGAACATATCGTAGTTTATGAAAAAGCTACAGGAATAGAAGTGCCGCAAAATTGCTGCATACATCATTTGAACGGGATAAAAAATGATAACAGAATTGAAAATTTATGTATGATGACAAATTCGGCGCATACAATATATCATCATACAGGACAAAAAAGAAGTGAAGAAACCAGAAAACGAATTTCAGAAAGCAAGAGGAAAAAATATGAATAAAGTGATAATTTCAGGAAGAGTTGTTAGAGAAGTTGATGTTAGATATTCACAGACAGCAAACGGAAGTATGGCAGTAGCAAAATACACATTAGCTGTTGACAGAGCTTTTAAGAAAGAGGGCGAACAGGCAGCAGACTTTATTAACTGCATTGCGTTTGGCAAGAATGGAGAGTTTGCAGAGAAGTATTTACATCAGGGAACTAAGATTATCGTTGAGGGTAGATGGCAGACAGGCAACTATACTAACAAGGACGGACAGAAAGTCTACACTAATGATTGTGTTGTTGAAAGACACGAATTTTGCGAAAGCCGTGCTAATCAGCAGAATAATAACAATGGAATTATGGGCGGTAATGCTAGTTCAGACAGCTTTATGTCAATTCCAGACAATGTAGCTGATGAGGGATTACCATTTAATTAAAGAGGTGTGAGTATGAGACTGATTGATGCAGATGAATTAATTGAGGATATTCACAAAAAGAATTATATCGATAAGGCTTTATCTGAAATACTTGAAACTATTATTAATGAACAACCGTCAGCTTTTAGTATGGGAACTAAACCTATTGATAATTTCGTAGACCCGTTTAAATCAAGAACCGCAACAGAAAATAACCTTGTTGAAGAAAATGCAGAACAATTAACGGTTAATGATATTGATAAGGTTGTGAAACAGCTTGAAGACGAAAGAGAGTTATCATACGCAGATTTTGACAAATATGTTGAAGAAGTCAGCCCTTGCCTTGATGCAGAATATGATGATAGTTTTCAAAGAGGTTTAGAAAGGGCAATTAAGATAATAAAGGTGGGTAAAATTAATGGATAGAGATTGCAATAAATGTATACATCATACTACAGGAACTTGCAGTACTTTTAACTGTGAGTTTGCAACAGCTGATGATGTAAGAAATAAGGCTATTGACAATTTTACAAAGGCTGTTGAAGATGCAGGGCTTATCTTTGTTGATGATATGTTTAAGCTAGAAGAGCTTGCGGAACAGCTAAAGGCAGGTGATAACAGTTGAATTATCAGAACATAGCAAGAGCCAAGGCGATAGAACAAGAAAACAAAAAGCGACTATTGAAGCTAAACTCGAAACTGAATGACAAAAGCGGAATATATTTTCTACTCCGAGAAGATGAAAACGGATTTAAGTATGCGTATATCGGGCAGGCGTTACATACACTTAGCAGATTGGCAAGCCACCTTGTAGGTTATCAACAGCACATAGACCTTAGTTTGAAACGCCATAAGCTGTACGACAAAGAGAAAAATCCTTATGGTTGGCGAGTTGAATTTCTGAATTTCCCCGAAAGTCAGCTTGACGAGAAAGAGAAGTATTACATCAAGCTATATGCTGATAAAGGCTATCAGCTTAGAAATGTCAGTTTAGGCGGTCAAGGAGAAAATCGTGCTAACGGTTCAATAGGCGAGAGAAAAGTACCTAAAGGCTATATGCAAGGCATACAGCAAGGCAAAAAGGTGTTAGCGAGGGAGTTATCCTCTATCGCAGAAAAGCACCTTACAATCCGCTTAAAGCCCGAAAAAGAGCATAATAAGGTATCACAGAAACAGTATGAGAAATTTATGGATTTATTGAAAGTGGGTGAAGATAATCAGTAAAGACTATGACTGCCATTGTTGGAACGATTATCCGAACGAGAATCATAAATACTATGGATGTTCAGATACACCGAAAAAGAGTGGTAAATGGAAATACGTTGATTATTACGAATATGTGGGTAAATCTAAATTCGGCGCAACGCATTGCAGAAAGAAAGCGGGTGATTCAGAATGAGAATTTTGAGCAGTAAAGATTATTCTTGGCTTATGGGCCGAATAGAAACTCTTTCCAATGAAAATGAAAGATTACAGATGAAAGTTGATGAAATAACAAAAGAACAGCCTAATGATTGTAAAAGCAATGAGGGAAGTCACTTTTGCAACATTTGCAAGTTTGGCTATTTGAGAACAAGAAATCCGTTTGGGGCAGATTTTTACGCTTGCAGTAAAACAGTGTCTTGCGAGGATTTTAAAAGAAAAGAAGATAACTAACTAAAAATCAAAGAAAGGAATAGGTTGTGCGCACATAAAACCGAGGTTTCCTTTTGGTAGATTTAGAATGATAGTACATTGTTTATTTGAACAGTCGGGCACATTCAAGAATGCTTTCAAAAAGTATGGAATTGAAGCCTACGACTATGATATTCAGAATGAATTTAACGAAACTGACTATGTTACTGACCTTTTTAAAGAGATAGAGGGGGGGGTATCAAGGTGAGCCGAGTTTGTTTGATAAGATAAGCCCTGATGATTTGATATTTGCGTTTTTCCCTTGCATAAGGTTTGAAAATCAGATAATGCTGTGGTTCAGAGGGCAGTCGGCAAGTCAGAAAAAATGGTCTTTAGAAGAAAAATGCGAATTTGATATGAATTTGCTTAAAGAAGTTTCACTTATGTATGATTTGGTAAACAAAATGTTTATTATTTGCACGAGAAAAGGATTAAAGCTAGTAATGGAGAATCCTTATTCAGAAGAGCATTTTTTAAGACGATATTGGTGCTATTCCCCAGCGGTAATTGACAGAGATAGGAGAGATAGCGGAGATTACTTTAAAAAGCCTACACAGTATTGGTTTTTGAATTGCGAGCCACAGAACAATCTTATTTTTGAGTCAATTAGTTATAACGCTATCGAATGTAAGGACGCTATAAAAACAATGACAAAAGAGCATTGTGTAAAAGTAGGGACAGACAATGTTAAAACGGCAAGGTCAATGATACACCCACAGTACGCAGATAGATTTATCAGGCAATATATTCTTGATGAGGAAATATGGAGAGGTAAACAATGAAAGACGAAACAAAGCAGGAAATACAGATTTTACTTGACCTACTCAAAAGCAGTCTTACAAGAAACGGTGTAAGTATGGCAACGGACAGAGAGGGCAACTTAATGTTCTTTGATACATCTGCCTATGTTAGAAGTAAAGGTAAGGAATTTGACGGATTCAGAGTTAATATTAATGATTTAGTGAAGTAACAATGTGACAGAACTTGAAGAGGTAATTATGGCAGGCAATTTTATTAAAATTGACAGAAAGATTTTAAAGTGGGAATGGTGGAGCGATATTAATACATTCAGACTTTTTATGTATATGTTGATAAGTGCCTATTGGAAAGACGGAAATTACAAAGGTAAGATAATTGAAAGAGGGTCTTTCCCCTCTTCAATATCTGAATTATCAAAAGAAACTAATTTGTCTGTAATGGAAATTCGTACCTCGCTAAAACACTTACAATTAACAGGCGAAATAACAAGCAAAGCAACAAACAAATTCACGATATTTACTGTAGTTAACTACAATTTGTATCAAACGGATAACAAGCAAGATAACAAACAAATAACAAGCAACTTAACAAACAATCAACAAACAGATAACATTCTATTAACAAACTCTATATTAAAAGAAAGTAAGAATAAAAGAACAGAAGAAGTTAAAGAAGATAAGAATACAGAAAAAGATATTACTAACGTAATATCCAAAAAGAAAAGTTATTATCCCAATGATGAATTACTTGATGAAGCATTTAACGAGTATGTGACAATGCGTAAGAGAATTAAAAAACCTATATGCACTGACAAGGCATTACATAGGGCTATGAATACTCTTGAAAAGCTGTCTGGTGGAGATAATGACTTGGCTGTTAAAATTCTTAATCAGTCAGTAGACCATTGCTGGCAAGGACTGTTTGAATTGAAAGAAGATAATCCTAATAAGCAGGGCAATCAGATTTTCAATAAGGGTGCTATTGACTGGGATAATGTGTAAAAAAAGG